CACGGCATCCTATCCCCTCGCAATGGGGTTTTTGACTGGTGGTTATAACCCATGGTTTTTTGACATAACCATTTTTATTGAGAATGGACCGACAGCCGGAACATATGCTCTTCAATTTGCGCAGACCTCTTCGAGCACCACAGCGACTGTGATATACGCAGGGTCATTTTTGGAATACGCAATCGCCCAATAGGGAATTCAGAAATGGGAAAACTCAAAATTTGCGTCTACGCGATCAGCAAGAACGAAGCGCATTTCGTGCCGCGGTTTTGCAAGTCTGCGAAAGACGCGGATCTAATTCTCATCGCAGATACGGGCTCGACGGATGGCCTCCCTGAAGTAGCGCGATCGCATGGCGCTGTTGTTCACGATATCTGCATTACGCCATGGCGTTTTGATCTGGCCCGCAATGCTGCGCTGGCTTTGATCCCGAAAGACATTGATGTCTGCGTTAGCCTGGACATCGACGAGGTTCTGCAGCCCGGCTGGAGAGAAGAGATTGAGCGCGTATGGGTTCGTGGAGAAACCACGCGCTTGCGATATATGTTCGACTGGGGCGCCGGCATTCAGTTCTATTACGAGAAGATCCACGCCAGGCACGGCTATTTTTGGCATCATCCCTGTCACGAATATCCAGTCCCGGATGGTCGCGTTACCGAAGTCTGGGCGCAAACGGACATGCTTCTGGCCGTTCACAAGCCGGATCCGAACAAATCGCGTGGTCAGTACCTCGACCTGCTTGAGTTGTCCGTTAAGGAAGATCCTGACTGCCCTCGCAATGCGTTTTACTATGCTCGAGAATTGAGTTTTCACGGCCAGTGGGAAAAGAGCATTGAGGCGTGCGAATCTTACCTGCGCCTGCCCCGCGCGATCTGGGCAAATGAACGCTGCTACGCCTACCGTGTCATGGGACGATGCTACTCCGAAATGGGCGACGCTGCCGCTGCGGAAAGGGCTTTCATGTCGGGCGCCAGCGAGGCCCCCAATACACGAGAGCCGTGGTGCGAGCTGGCCGCCTTGATGTATCGCCAGGCTCGATGGGAGGAGTCATTCGCCTATGCCATGCGGGCTTTAAAAATTACGGATAAGGCCGCAGTCTATACTTGCGACCCGGCCGTCTGGGGCGCGCAGCCTCATGATTACGCCAGCATTGCGGCATGGAACCTAGGCCTGAAAGACATTGCACTGCAGCAAGCGAAATTGGCATGCGAAAAAGAGCCCGATGATCTTCGCTTGAAAGCAAATCTCAGGTATATTGAGGCTGGCGGACCACAACCCGAAACAGAGGCGGCATGAAAATGGAAGCGCAGTCAATTATTGACCTTGTTGGCGGGGCATATTGGCTGTACTGGGCTGGCTTGCTCGACAATTGTGGGATGCTGTTAAGAAATTACAAGAAGATATTAAGCACATCGAAATTGATCTGCCTCGTAATTACGTCACAAAAGGTGACTTTAATGACTCTATGAGAGAGATCCGCGATATTTGCTGGCAGATTTTTTGATAAGGTTGATCTCCTCCAACGTGAAAAGGTGGACAAATGAGTTTCTACACCGATGTCATCAAAAAAGATCATCGCTTTGGGTCAATTGATCGCATCAATGACATTGACCTTCTTGAGCCAAAAACGCGCGAAGCAGTTCAGGCTATTCTGTCAGAAGGGGCCGCGATGGGCGTCCACATGACGGTTCTCGAAACGTATCGCTCTCAGGCTCGTCAGCACTTTCTTTTCCAGAAGGGCGCCACTGAGCTGAAAGTTGTCGGGTGTCACGGATATGGAATTGCCGCTGACATTGGAATTATGACTGCCAAGGGCATGGACCCTGATGGGGCGCATTATGACGTGCTCCGCAAGTTGGCAGAAAAGCACGGCTTGATCTCCGGTTCAGACTGGGGCGAGCCGGACAAACCGCACAATTTTCGTGATTACGATCACGTCCAGCGCATTGCCGTCAAGCGGCAGGATAGCGTCTTTGACGGATCGTGGTATCCCGACGTAAACTACGATCCTCTCGTTGATCTAGGGAGAAAGTGATGCAAGTCGATCCCAAAATTTCCATGTGGCTCAACATTGTTGTGTCTGTTCTTGGTGCTCTTATGGGCGCATCGGCGCAGCTCACGACCATCTTCGGCCAGGGCAAGGCTCAGGCTATCATCTCGCTCTGTGGCCTTGTGGTGGCCGTTGTCGGCGCGGTTAATTCTGCCCTTCACGGCATGTCTAGCCCGGCGCCCGGCCCGATGACCGGGAACAAGGCCCCGTGATTACGCACGCAGATCTCGCGCGTATTGCCGGCAAAGCATACACTGACGAGCCTACGTGGCGCGTCAGTGATCGCGTGCGTGCGTGCCTGACGAAAGAGGAAGACGTTTTTATCGTGTCTGTTCCTGGCACAGATCCCACTAATATTGAGGATGACCTTCGCGATATTGATTGTCATCCTATGTGGGTTCGTGGCCTTGGATTTTGCCATGACGGTTTCCAGGATGCCGCCACGCAGTTGTGGCCGCGCATTCAGGACACTGTTACCAGCCGTTCAAAAGTAATCTTCACAGGTCACTCTTTGGGCGGGGCGATTGCCCTTATTCTTGCCGCCTTATACATTCGCGATCGCTCTGGCTTGCCCCCAGAAGTCGTTACTTTTGGGGCTCCCAAGGCCGGCGCGCAACGGTTTGAATGGGCACTAAAGGACGCGCAGAAGACACTGTACAGGTATGGGAATGATCCCGTTCCGGAAGTCCCTGCCCCATGGCTCTTTCACCTTCCGCCGGTCTGGTACTGCCACCCGGCGCCGATCGTAAGTATTGGGCAGGCGAAGGCAAACCCCATCTCGTGCCATTTCATCAATAACTACATTGATGAGCTGACGCGCCTCAAAAAGTAGGAGATCACCATGAAGCGCATTTTTGCAATCATTCCCGCCATCGCTCTTGCCGGCTGCTTCCAGCAGGCGGCGCAGGATATTTCTGCTGCGATCGTGACGGTTGACACAGCGGTGAACAGCCCAGCCAATCAGGCGGCGCTTGCTTCTTTGCGCTCTACTGCCGGTGCGGTGACTTGTGAGCTTGCGGCGATCGACAGCAACGCCATGGCACTTGGCGGAGCTCTTCAGACGGCAATTTCGAAAAAGCAGGCGGCAATTGTCGGTAAAATCGATAATGGCATCAATGTTCTTTACGTGATTAACTCAACCCTTTGCAAACAGCTCAGTGGATATGTTGCGGGCGCCGTTGCTGGAGGTTGAGGTGTCAAAAAGTGTCATCCCCGTCATTGAACAAGACGCCTTTGCCTTTGCGGCCAAACTGAAGTCCCTGGCTGATGTCATCAAGGCAGGGGCGTCTTCAATTGAGGCCGTCTCTATTGTGCAGAGGGCCCCTTGGCTTGAGTCTTTTGTGGAGATGATTGCCAAAGACGCTGGCGTCGCATCAATGGCCCTTGGCATGATTCCTCAGATCGAGGCTGCTATTTTGGCTGTTGAGGCCATCCACGTAGCGGCCCAGAGTTTTGGCTTCAAGCCGGCCGACTGGGATTCGCCTGTGAGGCGAGCTCAAGACGAGAATATGAGTAATTTGTAGTGTTTGAGGGAGGGTAGCTTATTCTGGCCCGGTAGGGTATTATTCGGGCCTAATTTTGGGACGGTAAAGCATGTCCACACCCAACACTACTCCCCTTACCTATAACGGCTACGTGACGCAGATCGCCACGATGGCCGTTGTTAATACAACCGTGTCGAATTCTGTGGTTGTTGGCGTCGATCCGTCTTTCAATGCCATCATCCCGCAGATGCTTAATTATGCTGAGCTCCGAATTCAGCGGGATGTAGATCTTCTCCCTCTTTTGACAAGCAACTCATCCTATTCATTGTCTCAGGGCAACAATATCCTTCAGGTGTCAGTGAATGATTTTGTTACTATCCAGACTGTTTCTGTTCTGAACGGGACTGCCTCATCACCTCTTCTTCCAACTACAAAAGAATTTCTTCAAAATTGCTATAATGATAGTTCCTCAAGCTACTGGGGAACGCCTCAGTATTTTGCGATGTATGGCGGGGATAGCTCTACCGGGGGCAACACATACCAGAATATCGTTATTGGTCCCTATCCGGACCAGACCTATCAGGTTCTCATGACTGGCACGATCCGGATGCCGTCTTTGTATGAATTCGCCACGGCGGCCTATGCCGGCACGTCGACAACCTTTATTTCGACATATCTCCCGGATCTGCTCATTATGGCCAGCATGATCTATATCAGCGCGTTTCAGCGCAATTTCGGGCGTCAAAGCGATGACCCCGCTATGGCTCAGTCCTATGAAAGCCAGTATCAGGCGCTCCTGAAGGGCGCCATCACAGAAGAATACCGCAAAAAGATGCAGGCGGCCGCGTGGAGCTCCACGTCGAGTTCGCCGGTCGCGACGCCGACGAGGTAGCGAGGAATGCCCCACGCCACCGTAAAACTTCTGCCAGGCGTCAATGTGAATGAGACGCCGACGCTCAATCAGGCCGGTATTTCGGCAAGCAACTTTGTTCGATTTATCCCCGACGTCGGCGGTCAGTCTCTCATACAGAAGCTTGGCGGCTGGACAAAATACTACGCTACGCAAATGTCGGCGATTGTTCGCGCGCTATGGGCGTGGGAAGATACCAATGCCAACAAGTGGCTGGCTGCGGGCATGCAGACGGGCGGATCCGGCTCGGCACAGCTGGCGATTATGAATGGCGTTATGGGTTCAAATGGCATTACAACTGCCACTGCGCTCACTGACGTTACGCCTCGTGTTATCAGCGATGATGTTGCTGTCGCGCTTACGACCGTTGCGGGTTCCCCTAATGTCACAATAACGGACGGAACTACCACTGGCATCACTTCCTATGACAGTGTTTATATTGCGACACCGCTAAGCGTAGGTGGCGTTGTTTTGTTTGGGCTCTATCCGGTTTCTGCAAATGCCGGGACTCAATATATTGTCCAAGCGACCAATGTTCTTGGGAATCTTGAGGGCGCCGCATATTCAGTAACTAATGGCGGCGCTGTTCCGTCATTTGCGACCTCCAATGGCTTTGCGGTTGTCACCGTCACATTGAATGATCACGGCTACACGATCGGTAGCACCTTCTCGATTCTTGTGCCGGTGAGTGTCGGTGGCGTTACGCTTTATGGAAACTATATCGTCGAAAGTGTTCCATCCCCGCCGACCTCTCCAACGACGGGCACTCCCAGCACCTTCACTATTCAAGCGACGCAGCAGGCCACATCAACAGCAACAGCGTCAATGAATAGCGGGAATGCCCGATTTGTTTATAGCATCGGCGTGGGTCCTGCCATCACAGCTACCGGCTACGGCATTGGCGGATATGGCACAGGTGGTTATGGCGTCGGCTCAGGTGTCTCGGCTTCCACAGGAACGGCCATTCCTGCTTCAGATTGGACCCTTGATAATTGGGGTCAAACCCTGATTGCTTGCCCGAACGGAACAATTTCAGACGGAATCCCGTTCACTGGTATTTATGAATGGGATCCGACAAGCGGCAATCCGATTGCGACTGTTATTCCTCAGGCTCCGCCCGTGAATGACGGCGTATTTGTTGCAATGCCGCAGCGTCAGATCATTGCGTGGGGATCGACGTTTACGGGCGTGCAGGATCCGCTTCTCATCCGCTGGTGCGACATCAATAATTTTAATTCATGGACGGCGCAGATTACCAATCAGGCCGGTTCTTATCGCATCCCAAAGGGCTCAAAAATTGTCGGCTGTATTCAAGGGCCGCAGCAGGGGCTTATTTGGACTGACCTCGCGCTATGGTCGATGCAGTACATCGGGCAGCCCTACATTTACTCATTCAATGAAATCGGAACGGGCTGCGGTTTGATTGCCAAAAAGGCCGCGGCGTCAATGAATGGCGTCGTTTATTGGATGGGCCAGTCGCAGTTCTTCAGTCTTACTGGTAGCGGCGTCACGCCAATTTTCTGTCCGGTGTGGGACGTGATCTTTCAGGACCTGGATCTTACAAACCTGAACAAAATTCGCGTCGCCGCCAATTCCCGCTTTGGGGAAGTCACGTGGTATTATCCAGTCAATAGCAATGGCGGCGAAATAACCAACTACGTCAAATATAATGTGAACCTTCAGGTTTGGGATTACGGCACTCTTGCCCGCACGGCATGGATCAATGAAAGCGTGCTGGGGCCGCCGATCGGCGCCGATCCGTCGAGTCTCTATATTTACCAGCATGAAACTTCGCCTGACGCTGATGGCCAGGCAATGCAGTCAAGCTTCACAACCGGCTACTTTGCCTTGTCGGAGGCTGACATCAAGACCTTTATTGATCAGGTCTGGCCTGACATGAAGTGGGGCTATTACGGCGCGTCTCAGAACGCGACGGTCAATATTTCCTTCAACTATGTCGACTATCCCAGCCAATACGCCACGCCGCAGGTAAGCGGGCCATTTGCCCTGAACAGCTCAACCCAGTTTATCTCTCCCCGTATCCGCGGCCGCCTTGTTCAAATAAATGTGAACAGCAATGACGTTGGCTCTTTTTGGCGGATAGGCGCAATTCGCTATAGATTTCAATCAGATGGGCGGTTCTGATGTCGGCTTCTCTCAGTGACATTCTTACAGCCGCAAAAAATATCGTCACCGCGATTAATAGCGCCGCGCAGACGTACCTTAATGTCAATGGAACGTCTTCCCAGACGGCGATCACAAGCACAACCTTAATTCGATCGGGGCAGGGGCGCCTTGCCGCGGTGGTGGTCGTAACGGGCGGCTCGGCGACTGGCGCCATTTATGACGTATCATCGGCCACGCTGACGACAAATCAAATTGGAATAATCCCGACCGTGCCGGGCGTTTATGTTTTCAACATTCCCTATAATAACGGTCTAGTTATCGCCCCCGGAACGGGTCAGAAGATAACCGTCAGCTATTCATAGGAGAAGAAACGTGATATTTAAAGAATATCGCCGGGGATTCAGATGCCATTAGCCAAGGGAAAATCCAAGGCCACGGTCTCGGCCAACATTTTCGAGATGATCCACGCTGGTCACCCACGGGATCAAGCGATCGCCGCTGCCCTAGATACTGCCCGGCATACGAAACCGCACAAGGCCTTTGGAGGCCATACGCCGGGCTTCATTAAGAAACGCGCGGACGGCGGTGCTTTTCGATTTCCGCGTGCCCCCAAGCCGCCAATGAAGGTGCATACCGGGCCGATTCACAGCGCCGTTGCCGGCCGCACCGATCACCTGCCGACGCATGTTCCTAGCGGTTCCTATGTCCTCCCGGCTGATATTGTGTCGGCCCATGGCGAGGGGAATACCATGGCCGGGTTTAAGAATATCCGGCGCATGTTTTCTGGAGCGCCATACGGCGGCGGAGCAGCCCCTTACGGGCAGTCCGAGGGCGTCTATGGGCAGATGCCGGGCAA